GGTCAGCATCCGGCGCACTTGATCGACTACTTCGGCATCACCCTCTTGGTAGCGGGCGTAAAGCGGGTTGGCTTGGTTGGTCATGATGTCGCGGGCGCGGGCGCGGGTGCTGCTCACGCCGGTCTGGTCGCCCGCGACGAGCTTGTCGTCGGAGAGCTTCTCCGCGAGGTTGACGATGGCTTTGACCACCTGCGGATCGACGAAGCCCTGCGAGGAAGGATCGACTCCGGCGGTTACCGCGGCGCGGCGAGCCAGTTCGATTTTCTCCGGCATCTTGTCGCCCCAGACCCGTTGCAGTTCGGTGCGACCGGCCTCAAGCTGCTGTTCGATCATGCCCGCGGCGGCTTGGTTCATCAGCGCGGCCCGCTCCATGTCGAACTTCATGAATTCGTGCATGGCGGCGGCTGGCACGTTGTGCTTGTGGGCCAGTTCCGCGGCCCGCTTGGCCACGTTCTCGTCCCATGTCACGCCCTCCGGCAGTTGCTCCGGCTTGAGTTGGTAGCCCTCCGGAGACTCCGGCACGCCGATGGCCTTGCGGTAGGCGGCGACCTCTTCGGGTGAAGACTTTTCGGTCGGCGGGACAATGGCGTTGGCCTTCTTGCCCAAAAGTTGCTCCAAGCCGTTGAAACCCTTGGCCATCGACTCGACGTCGATTTTGTCGTTGCGCCAGTATTTCTCCGGCACCCAGTCCGGTTTCTCCGTTAGGACTGGTTCCGCGGCGGGCGCGTCGGTAACGCTGGCAGGCGCACCGGAAAGCAGTGTCCCTTCGGTTGTCGTGTTGGTGTTAGCAGCGGGTGCGGTGGACGCGGGAACAGCGGCGCTGTCCGCGGTGGTGCTGGCGGCTGGGGCGGTGGTGGTTGCATCAGTCATGGTGGTTGGTGTTGTTGGTTATTGTTTTGACTAAACCTCGTTTAGCGGAGGACTTCGGTGGTTGGACGCTCGACGTCGGCATCTCCGACGACGGGCAGGGAAAGTTTGTAGTCGATAAAAAGCAGCACCTCGCGCTGGCCATCGCGCACCGCCGCGGCGATGGGATCAAAGGGCCGTCCCACGGTGCGCTCAAAGGCGGGCCGGTTAATGCGGAAATAGGCTTTGAGGTTGTCGAGGACGACCTGTCCATCCTCGCTGGTGAAACAGCGATGGTAGGCGTTGTTGATGCGCTGGAGGCTTTTGCTGCGCTCCAGTTCTTTGGTGTCGGTCATACGCCGGAGGCTTGATTGAACAGTTTACCCAGTGCGGAATCCTGCTTGACGCTTCCGGCCTTGCCCGCGGCCTCGGCCATGGTGAGCATTTCCTGCTGCTGCTGCATTTTCATCTGCGCCTCGGCGCGTGCGGCGCGGGCCTGCTCGACCTCGTCCTCCTCGGCCAGCCAGTCGGCGGGCAAACCGTCGTTGCGGGCCGTCTCGCGGGAGATGACGTCCCACTTGAAGTTGTCGAGTACCTCCGGTCGCACCTGCGCGATGATCGCGTTGCGCTCCATCGTCCTTGCCAAGGAAAGGTTTTGCATGGCGCGGATGGCCAAGGCCACTTTGGAGACATAGCTGACTTCCGGCTCTGGAATGATCGGCTGGCCCATCTCGTCCATGAGGATCGCGTCGGGCGGCGGGGGTGGGAAATGCCCGTTGCGGATCAAGATGCCGAAAACCCCGCGGAGCATGGGCGAGAGTAGTTCGGTCGTCTTGCGGGTGAAGCTGGGCGAGAACTGGACGAGCTTTTCACTGGCCCGCTCGGCCACTTCGGTCGCGGTCATGTTGGCCCGCTCCAGCGAAGCGAACATGCGGAACATGTCCACATGCATCGCGGTGTTGATCGCGGTCGTCTTGCGGTTCTCGCGCTCCAGCCCGATCTGGTAGTCGCCGCCGGTCGCCCACTCCTGCGGGACCGCGTTGGGCTGGGTCGGATCGAAGTAGGTGACGCCCCCCGAACGCAAGTCGATTTCCCCTTCATGGGTTGCGGGCATCAAGAGGCGCGGGAAAGCCTTGAGTTCCGCGAGGGCGTCAAGTTGCTTGGAAAGGAAATTCAACTGGCGGCACTCCGGAAGGGCCATCCACGCGGGCGAGACGCCATAGACGCCTTGCTGCGACTTCACATGGCGACCGGCAAAAAAGGGTTTCTCGTCGTAGCCGCTGTTGCGCGTGACATGCTTGTTGGTCTGGTCAACGTAAACCGACGCCCAAGGCTTGTTCGGGCCGTCTTCCTTGCCCCGCTCGCGCTCGGCCTCGGTGCGCTTGTAGACCGCATGAACAAACTTGTATTTGACTGTGCCGCCCTTGCCGCTCTTGCGGATCTGCTCCAGCTTCTTCTTCATGTCCGGAGCAAGGTTGTCCTCCCCGAACTTCTCCGCGGCTTGCAGGATGGTCAGTTCCAGTTCGCGGAAGACGGTGTTGATCAGACCCTCGTCGTCCTCGGCCAAGGAATAGGTGCCAATGTCGAACTTGGTGAAATTGAGCGGGTGCGTTACGCCCTTCTCGACGAACATGCAGTAAGTGCCAAAGACACTGTCATCGTAGTAAAGTTCATGCAGTTCGGTGTAGACGTTGCTGGTGGCGAGGAGCAACTGGGTGGCCTCCGAACAGCGGGAATACCATTGCTTGGCCTTGTCGCTCGTCACGCCATTGGGCGGCTCGTAGACGAACCAGCGCGAGTCGGCGGGCGTGATGTAGGCCAGTTGACCGTTGGCCAGCGTAGCCGCGGCCTGCACGCCGGAGGTGTCGAAGAGGACGTCGTGGCGCGAGCTATCCGGCACGCTGCGCTTGCTGCTGATCTCGGCTTTCCTTGGCAGGAAATATTCGGCCAACTCTTGCCAGTGCGTGTCCCACGGGGCGCGCTCCGCGGCGAGGTCTTGGTTCCTCGCCAGCACCCAGTCAGCCAGTTGGACGTTGTCTTTCACCACATGTCGGGGTCGTTAGCCGCGGCAATGAGCAAGACGATGCCCACCGCAAAGACGGCCAGATGGAAAACAAGTTCCATCCATTAGCCCAAAAGCGAATTCGGGCCTGCGCCCGTGGCCGGATTGGTGTAGCCGCCGGTTTCGCCCGCGAGGATCGACTTGCGGTAGCCCTCGCGTTTGCCTGCGGCTTGGCGCTGTTGATCGGCCATTTCGCTGGCGCTCATGTTCTGGGCTTCCGGTGGCGGCGGCGGTGGCGGCGGAGGAGGAGGAGGCGCGGGCATCTGCACCGGAGCAGGCATGGCGGGCATGTGCATCGCGGGCATCTTGGGCGGCTTGCGCGAGCCGCCCCCGCCGAAGTGGCAGCGGCAGGTTTGGTCAATCTTGGACGAGTTGTAGAATCGCATATTTTTGGATGAGTTTGTCGGTCGAAAAGAAAGTCAGCGGATGACCGCTCCTCTCCCATGCGACGAGCGGAAGATAAAACGGGATGTGGCGCAATAGTTTTTTGACTAAACCCTGCAAGCCAAGGTCGTCGGCCAAGGCGAAGGCGTAGATATACCACGCATCGCACGCAATTGGCGGGAACTGGCACCAGACGTCGTTGATCACTTCCTGCGGCGCTTGGCTGCACACGGGACGCGCCATCATCACGTACTCCGGCGTCGAAAAAAAGTAGCCGTGCGCGAGGTGCGCCATCATGTCCTCCTCAAAGGTCCGCGGGGAATCCGCGGTGTAAAGCATCTTGCACTTTTGAATCGGCGTCATCGTCGCACCACCGTCCTGCGGTTCCAGTCGAGGTCGCGGATGCCGGTCGTGACGACCGTCGGTCGTGGCGTGGCAAAGCCGGTCTTGAGCATCCCCGCCATCTCGGCCTCGGCTATCATCCGCAAGGCGTCCGCGGCGTGGCTGGCCCAGTTGTGGACTGGCTCGTTGACCACAATGCCGGTGGCGCTCGACCGCTTGTAGGCGTAGTTGGCCAGTGCGTCCAAGCCACGCTCGCAAGCAGGCAGGCGGAAGCTGAACCGCGGGAACATTTGCAGACAAGCATTGATCCCGATCCAAATGTCGTGCGTCCGCGGCAGGACGCGCACGTTGGCCAGACCGGCCTCGGTGTAGACTTGGGCGTCAGCCTTGCCGCTGGTGCGTGTCGCCGCGGCATCGTGAGGCAGGAAATGCGCCCCGTAGCTATATCCCTTGGCCAGCATGTGACCGACGCGCTGGACAGGCGTCATGTCCAGATCCATGTCGCAGTCGATCACCCGCACCTCGTTGCCGCGGATGACTTGGAAATACCAAACGACCGTATTAACCGGCGAACCCAGATCCCACGCGGTATGGACGAGTGTGCTGTTGTCGTATTTGAAGGCGGATATGGCACCGGAGGCGCGGAGCTTGTCCATTTCGCCCGCGTAGATCGCGCCCTCGACTGGACTCTTGAAACACTCGTCAAGCGTCGTGGGGAACTCGCGGAAGATGAAGAGGCCAAGGTCGCGGGACTGGCGGTCATACCAGAGCCGCTGTTGCGGCGTGAACGTGTGGCCGGTCGTCTGCTCCATGTTGTCCAAGTATTGACTGATCGCTGGACTAATCGTGGACACATCGCCTTCGACAACATAGGTCGGGTCGCGCCACCACGGGAAGAAAACGACGCGCCAGTCCTTGTCGGTCTTGGCCTCTTCCGGCGTCTCCAAGGCACCCTTGACGATGTCCCATAAGTGGCCCCCTCTCCCACCCTTCCAAGTGGTTTCAATGATGATCCGGCCATGCTCGGCGCTGGGGATCGCGCCGGTCAAAATTTCCTCACTGCGCCGCGGGTCGTCGGCTTGAATGACCCCCCACTCGGAGAGGTGGAGCCAGTTGTTGGTGCCGCCGCGGGCGCGAAGTCCGGCAAAGAACGACGACGCGGCCTCACCGGCCACACTGACCTCAAGGATGGAGCCGCTGTCGCGCACCTTCTCAATGCACTGCAAGGCGACCGGCGGGAGGTTGTCCAAGGCGACTTTGGCAATCGTGGCCAGCTTGCGCTCGGCATCCGCCGCGGTCTGATCGACAAGCGAGCATTGTGTTCCCGCGTTCCACAGCATCTGGTCGGTCAGCAGGACGTCAAGGGCGGTGGACATGCCCAGTCGCCGCGCTTTCAAGATGATGAGGCGCTTGACGCCCTCTTTGAAAAGCATGTCGTAGACCCGTTGCTGCTCCGGCCTCGGCGCAAACTTGATGATGCGCCCGTCGCTCGCCTGCTTGATGTGGTAGAGGTTGCGAAGCCGCCAGAGCGGGTTGGCCAAGTCGTCGGTCGTCACGCCGGTTTGTCGGTGGCTTTGACGATTCCGCGGAAGACGCCAACAAACTCGTCGGTGAGGTCGTGCTTCACCTCGGCCTTCTCCGGTTCGGCCAAACCCAAGAGTTTGACCAGTTGGGTTTGTGAAGTCACCGCGACGTTCAGTTCGTTGCGGTCTTCGGCCAGAGACATGAACCGCTCGTAGCGGGCCTTGGCCTTGGCGATTTCGTATTCCTTGTCCTTCTCGTAGGCTTCCTTGATCTGGTCACGCGCCGCGTAAATGTAACCGCGGGCCGTGCGGTCGCAGACTCCGTATTTTTGGCGGCAATAGGCAACAACGTCAGACTGCGTCACGCCCTTGATGATATAGTGTTCTACATCACGGACGCGCTGCTCAAATTCGGCTTCGGGTATAGCTGCCATGCGTCTTTTCTACTCTGATGGTCAAACTAAAACATTGACCGCGTTTTGACTAACCCGCTCTATCTTATTCGTCTCGCTTACGCTCGCCTCAACTACCATGAGTATTCCCTCGGTATTTCCTCTTTGAACTTGTCCGTCGGTATTTCGATGACCGGCTCGTTGTCCGCGCTGGTGCGTCCGGTGGTGCCGGTGCGGTTGACGTAACCGATCTCGTAGTGGTCGCCGTTGATCCGGTGGCTGAAGATGCCCTCCTCCCATTCGACGAGCAGGACGGTCGGCAGCACCTCGGCAAACTGCTTGGCATGGATGAACTTTTGCAGCGACCACATGAAGGTCGGATACTTGTCCTTCGCGTTGTTGCGATGCCTTGCCTCGACAAAGCAGACCGGCCTCCGGCCCCGCATGAACATGGAGTCCACGGGGTAAGCCTTGGAGCAAAACGCGGTGCCGAATCCGTGCTTGGCGGCGACGGCTTCGACGATCCGCGCTTCGGTGCGCCGGTCTGCTTGTGTCTCGTGCAGGATCAATCAGTTGACTCCTTGAAATAACAGCGCGGCTCGCTGCTTAACGTGATGCTCGTTGTGGTGCTTTACGCACAGCCAGCGGACATCAAGCGGACGCGAATAATCGTCGTGGTGCGCTTGAACCTTGGAACAACCGCACACTTCGCAGGGTTGTTTAAACATTTTCCCATCGCGCACGGCGTTGTTTAAGCGTCGAACTGCTTTTATCTTTTCTGGGTTGCGCCTTGCCCACTCTTCGGCACTTTTTGAGCCATAGCATTTGACTACACCGCTACTTCTGCGCCGCTGCTCTTTCACGCGCTGGCGACCTCGCTCGTTAAGCACCCAAAACGGGTCTTGCATCATGTTTTTGTAACGAGCGGCGGAATCCTGCTTTGTGCATTGCTTGCACTTGTTTAGCGTGCCGTCGCGCATGCGCGGATGCGTGTAGAACTCGCGCATTGGCTTTAACTGGCCACATTTGAAGCACGTTTTCATTGCATCAGAATGGGATCGAATCCCCGTCTTCCGCTTCGTCCGTCACCCGCGGTGTCTCCACCTTCGGTGCGTTGTAGTTGCTGCCCTTCTCCTTGGGTTGCCACGGCGGGCCAAACTTCAGCGAGAGGAAGTCCTTCCCGCTTTTGCTCGTTTGCTCCCAGATGCTGATCTCGTAGTCGCGGCCTTCGATTTTGACGGGGCCGCTCCACTTTGGAGCTTTTGGATTATCGCTCTGGCGCGGGAAAGCCGCGCCTCGGTTGTCGTCGTTGTATTGCATGTGTTTGTGTTGTTGGTTCGGATATCCAGCGTGCCGTTGGGCAGTGCTGAAATTTGATCGCTGCGGAAGTGGCAGATCGCGCCGTCGCGTTCCATGGCGACGGTCCAGATGTCGTTGGCCAGTCCGCTCTCGCGGCTGACGATGATCGCCCATCCGTAGCCAATGGGCGTCTCGACGGGGAACGGGCGTTGCAGTTCCAGCATCATCGGAAAAAGTTCCGGCGGGCCGCGGTTAGCGCAATACCGCGGCGACCCCCCACACAATGCTGTTCCACCTTCCCCGAATGAGGTGATGGCCAGATATGAGTTGGCGCAGCCTTGCCGCCGGAAAGTTTCATGGTCGTTTTTTTGTTTTGACTAAACCTCTGCGAAAATGCTGCGGATTGCGCTCCATCCACGCGACCACTTCGCCGGTATTGGCAACTTCACCAGCGCGGAAGGCGTTGTCAGAAACGAGATAGCAATGCTCGGCAAGGATGTTCATCACCGTGATCTCGTCGTCGTGGAGGACATGCTCAATGTAGCTCTCCAGCGTGTTGGGCATGTGTGGATTTTAGGGGTGTGGTCAAATGGAATCATGCCGCCTCCTTTGCCGCTTCCAGTCGCAGCCCGTAGTCGCGCAGCCCGTCGGCGTCTACGATGACGCTCCCGTGCCGCATGAGGCGCGAGGCAATGCGCGTGTCGAACTTCGCGGCAATCTGCTTGCGGTTGTAGTTGGTCGTGATGACCGTCCACTTGCGGAGCCGCCGGTCGAGTAGGTCGCCCATTTTTTGGACGGCGAACTGGGTCGCCTCCCCGTCCGCTCCCGCGGAATCCGTCCCAAGGTCGTCGATGACCTTGAACCAGTCCTCCGCGGCGACCTCCAGCCGGTGATACTCGCCGGAGCGTAGCTGCGAAAGCAGGCGTGACCAGCGGCACATAAGCGGACCCTCCTGCGCGTACGTCCACAAGGACGACACGCCGTCGCGGCCTTGCCGCTCCCGCTCCCGCTGGTAGACGGCGCGACCGTAGTCCTTCATCCACGCGACGATACGCTCGGCCAGATAGGTCTTGCCGCACCCGCTCTCGCCCACCAGCACCAGCCAGCGCGGCTCTGCGCCACGCACAACGTCGGCAATGAACTCGCGGGCGCTGCGGAGCATGTTCTCGGCAATGACGCGCTCTGGGGCCGTTTCCGCGCCCGTAAGGTGCCATTGCCAGTCCCAGTCCGGTTGCGGTTTAATAACGCTCCGGTTTGTTGACTCCGCTATAGCTGCGGATGCGGTCTGCACCGCTTGTGCCATTGTTTGCATGGGCGTGTCCTTTCCTTTGGTTGTTTTGAAATGACGAAGCGTAGTTGGCCAGCGAGGCGCTCCACTTGGTCATGTTCATGGGTTGACCGCTGCGGAGCGTCCACCCGCCCTCCGGCGTCAGCGGGCGCTCCTCGCAGGCGTTGAAGAACTTGGTGCAGACGTCGGCGGGGATCTGGCGTTTGCGACCTTCCTCAATCACCTCTTCCAGCGTGGGCAACGTCACCGCACTCGCACTCGCACTCGTATCCGAATACGCATACGAATACGGGCGCATTTGCTCGCAGTTGCTTGCATCTGCGTGCATTTGCTCGCAGACGTCCGGCGGCTGCGGGAACTTGCTGTGCTGGGCGCGGGGTTTTCCTCCGAACTTGGCAATCTCAAGGCATTGACGCCCATCGACTTGGTACACTCGGAGCAGTTTGGCCTGCTGGCATTGCTTGATCCAATCCGCGACCATGTCCGGCTCAACATCCCGCCGGAGCGGGAAAAGCATGTTGGCCAGCATGGCGGGGCTGGCGTGGTAGCGACCGAAGTCGTCGGCGCGTAGCATGAGGCGCACAAAGAACCGCTCGGCCCCCGCGTCGAGCGCATCGATAGCGGGAGACTCCAGCAGCCCTTCGCGTAGGATTCTATTGGGCATATGGGTAAACAAAAACCCTCTGAACCGCCGCCGCTGAAAGAAGGCACACAGCGGCCCACGGCGACGGATCAGAAGGTTGGTTGTTGTTGGTTTTCATACTGTGTTTACCGCTTTCAGACGGTTCGTAAGTTTTGACTAAACCGGAGGCTGTGGTCAAATGACTCACAGCGCCTCCTTCAGCGTGACTTCAAGGTAGGGTTCCTCGGTGCGGCACTTCTCCGCGACGAACTGATCGACTAACGCATCATCCGTGATCCATCCGGCGGGGCGGAGGCAGTCTAAAACCCCTTTTGCGAGGTTATCGATGTCGGGCCTTTTGCCATGCCGCCGCTCGTTCGGTCGGGCCTTCGTGCGACCGAAGGCAAACTTCAGCTTGATCAAGACCGGATAGTCTATCGGCTTGCGCGGTGCGTGTTTCTTGAGCGCGGCCACCAGCGCGTTCTGCGCGTCGGCCACTTTCTTCTTCGTGAAAAACATGGGCTTACCCCCGCGGACGAACACGCCCTTTTGCTGGGCGGTGACGGTCGAAGGCTCCCCGTCGATAATTGCAGTGATCATTGTGTGGGTTGTTTCTTGCGCCGCGGTGGACGCGGTTTGGGCGTACTAATCCGGCGGCGAACGAATCCCTCCGGCAGACCAATTTCGATGAGGGCGGCTTGGAGGTCTTGGTCGGGAACCTCCGCGCCGTGCTTGAGCATGTCGTCGAGCGCATCGCTTCGGTCGGGAACCATGCGGAGGGACAGCGTCTCCCACCACACGATCCGCGCCGCTGCGTGCCGCACGGGCAGCGCCAGCGCCATTAGACGCTGACGCCACTCCGCGGGCGTGATGCCTCGGCTCCAACGTGGAACGTAGGCTTTGTCGCTCATTAGAGGACGCTCTCCGCTTGTTTCTGCGCCCACGCCGGAAGCGCGAGCGTAGTGATGTCTTGCGTGAACGACGGCCAGTGGTCTTCGGCCATGCAGTGCTTCACCGCGGCGAGGTCGCGCTGATACTGCTTGCGGCCCCACTCAATGGCCTGCTGGTCGAGCGCGTAGACGGCGACCGCGTAGGGCGGTGTCTTCTCCACGCAAACGAACAGGAACTCGGACTTGTCGAGTCCCAGCAACGCGCACAGGTCGAGGTAAAACGCGGCCTGCACATCGTAGCGGTAGCTGGCCACTGACTTGGCCATCATGTCCGGATCGGCTGACAAACAGGACTTGATGTCCACAATGACATTGCCGCCCTCCGGCAATGCATCGATCCGCGCTTTGCGGAGGACGCCGTCTTCGCCACTTGCGAATAGCGAAACCTCGGTCTTTGCATTGGCCAGCACCCGCTTGACCGCGGGGTGCGACCAGACGCTCTCGCGCATGCCGGTGATCGTGTCAGCTTCCTGCGACGTTATGATCGGTAGTGTCTGCGCTGCTTTCCATTCCTTGCCTTCTTTTGTGGCAAGGTTCATGCCCGCGGGTTTGACAACCCAAGCGCCGGAAACCGTCTCCGGTTCCAAGATGGCGCGATGGATCATCTGCCCCAGCCGCATGGCCGGTGTCGTTTCGACGCGCAAGAGGCCATCGATGTATGCCTTGAAGTGCGCGGGCGTCCGCGGCGGCGCGATGTAGTCGAGCGCCGATTTGCTGATGCCCTCCGCTTCGCGGTATTGCTTTTCCGGCAACGATAGGATGCCGGTGTTCATATTCCGGCCTCCTTCGACGCGGCGTTAAGCGCATCGCTTTGCGTGCGCCGATGTTCCAACTCGGCCATGAACTCGGCCACCATGTGGTCGCCGGTCAGCCGGTCGGTCAGCGTGTCAAGCCACTCGACGGCCCAAACGAGGTCGGCGTTCATTTCAGCACCTCCGCAAACAGTTCGCCGGTCGCTTTGTCGTTGAGCGCGGCGCGTTGAGATGGCTCCGCGGCGGTGTCGAAAAACTCCGCGGCGGTTGTCACCTCCGGTAGCACTACGCGCTCGGCCACCTTGCGGGTGGTCACATTGCGCGGCGAGTAGTCGCGCACCTCTTCGGTAACTCCAAACCCGCGCAGCGCGTCTGGAAACGAATCGCGCAAGGCCCAGCTACGCGCACGCATTTGCAGCATGCGCTGGGGATACTGCTGCCACGGGCCATCGCGGCCAGTCAGCTTCGCACGCTTGGCGTCCTCCATCGAGAAGGTGCGAACGCATGGCGTGCGGCCACGGCGCTTGATCGTGCATGTCGCCTTGTCGGTTCCTGCCACCTCGTCGATGTCCTCAAATTCGGGATGACGCATCGCCAAGGCCAAGGCGGCATCGCCAAAAATGCAGGGCTTGCCGTTGACGACGGCAATCGACTGCAAAGCCTGCATGGGCGCGAGGCCAACTTCCATTCCGGCTTGAATTGCGACCATCACCTTCTCCGGTGTGTCGAAACTTTTGGGAGCCAGCGTGGAGTTTACGACCGCTTTGCAAAAGCGGCCCATTTCATCGAAGCTGCGAAGTTGCACTCCGTGTTGGTCGAGTTGGATCTCGACGGGTTGGGTCTTCTGGAGAGCCAGTTGACCATTTTCTGCTGTCATTGTATTTGTTCCCTTCATTGTGTTCTGACCCGTCGGCGCGGCATGCTGCGTCGGCGGGTTTTGTTTTGTGGGTTGCATGCCTAAATTCGTGTGCTGCGGTTTTCGATTTTCCGTAGGAGCCAGCGGTTCCAGCGGTGGTTGTCTGTGGCGGTCGCGTGACCAGCGACCCAGCCCAGCCCGTAGACGAGGACGAGCGTCATCGCCCACAGGGCGGTGAAACATCCGACGAGTGCGTAGTCCATTACGCGACCCTCGCTTTGCAAAGTTTCCGGTAGGCCGATATGTTGGCGCGGATCGTCTCGCGCCAGCGTGGATCGTGACGCCATTTGAAGAAGCGGCAGACGTCTTGTTTGACGGCTACGCGCAGTGAGATGAGTTCCATGCAAGTCATTGCCGGAACGTGGTAGGTGGGTTCGGGTGTGTTCATTGTGTTTTTGCTTTGTGTTTGAGGCGTTGACTCATGGCCGACGCGAAAGTGACGGGGTCGTGGTGGATGTGTTCGCCCTCCTCCAGCAGCCAGTAGTGGATGTCGGCGTAGCTCCATCCCTTGCGGCGCAAGATGGCGACCGGCTCGACGAGTTGGTCGTAGTTGTGGCGACCGTTGCGCGGGACGGCGTTGCGGGCTTTATCGATCAGCGTCATGGGGCGTGGGCGTTAGGTGTATGACACCTGTAGGCGCAAAAAAGTCCGACAAAACCTTCGTCACCTGTTTGGTGAAACTCCGGTGTTCGGACTGCGCGTGTTGTTCGATGACCGCGGCGAGATCACGCGGCATCGATATACTTTTTCGGGTGGTGGGTTCAGTGGGCATGGGCTGGTTGGGTTTAGGCGGCAATATCCATGAGTTTTTCTTCGATGGTTTCGTAGGCGGCGTTGTATGCCTTGCTGTTGCGGCGTCCGCTCCATTTGGCGACGATCTCAATCAAGATGCGAATAGCGCGGTCGCTGGGTTCGTGGTTGGCCATCAGATCGCGGCAAACGCTACCGGCAAAGCCCTCGTCGTCGGCGCAAGCGCGAATGGTGTCCTCGCCAAACGCGGCAATGATGGCTTGGCACTTGCTCACGCGAGCGGCCTTGGTGGCAGCGTGCATGGGCGCGACAAGTTCCTTGCATAGCGCCTGCGTGCGGAGTCGGCCCTCGTCCTGCACAAAACTATCGGCAAACCAATCGACGTAGCTTGGGTCTTCGACAAAAACATCGCGCACGGCGCGACCTTGGTATTTGCCGAACTGAAAAACGCTCCAGTCGGTCGCCTCAAGACGGCGCTTGCGCTCGGCAATCTGCTCGTCGGTCAAGCGGTCGCGGACTTGATCGGCGTCAAGTCCGACCTTGGCCGCGCAGTCCATGCCGATGTTGCGGACAACGCCGTTCTCATCGCGGATGATAACGTGGTGCATGATGCCGCGTCCGCAGTGCGAGCAATAGCCCGCGTTGGCGGGAGCGGCGGCAAGCGCAAGCGAGTAGGACGTTGGATTGGCCTCGGCCATGTGCGCGGAGGGCAACGAATAAAAGCCAATGATCTTGGCGGTGCGGATAGTGCGTGACTGCGTTTTCATTGTGTGTGGAGCTTCGACATACATCGAAGTTAGGTGCATTACACCATGTGCATGACACCTCACCAAGAAAAAAATGATGGCCCCGCTAAATTTTTTTCCGGCTGAATTTAAAGGTCTGATTTTCGCGCAGGAACTTCTTCGCTTCGGGATAGCGGGTAGCGAGGATTTCCAAGGTCGCCCTTGTGAAGTCGCCCCCGTATTGCGCGTCGGCCACGCCTTGGATGCGCTCGACCAAGTCACTGGGAAACGACAAGGACTTCACCACCCGATCCTTCGACCGGCGGTTGCCGCTGGCGCTGGGTTTCTTTTTCATGTGAGCAAGTGTCATGCACCGTGTGACACCTGTCAACATTTTGGCTTATGGGGAGAACACCCCACAAAAGCTGCTCCGGTGTAACGCCCTCGCGCTCCGCGAGTTGACGAATGAGAGTGATGAGTTGTTGTTCCATATCGGTGGGGAGAATAGAGAATGGCATGAGCCCTTCGTGGT